CCGCATCGACGGCATCCCGCCGATCCCGCCGCCGCCTGAGGAACTGGCCGGTCTGGACCTCAAGGTCGAGTACATCTCGATCCTGGCGCAGGCGCAGAAGATGGTCGGCATCTCGGCGCAGGACTCGATGCTCGCGTTCGCCGCCAACCTGGCCGCGGTGAAGCAGGACCCCTCGGTGCTCGACAAGCTCGACACCGACCAGATGATCGACGAGCGCGCCGACATGCTCGGCGTGTCGCCGCTGTCGGTGCTGTCCGACGACAAGGTCGCCGAGATTCGCGCCGGCCGCGCGCAACAGGCGCAGATGGCGCAGATGGCCGCGATGGCGCCGGCGATGAACCAGGCTGCAGGGGCGGTCGAGAAGCTCGGCAACACGCCGGCCGCTGACGGGCAGTCGGTGCTGCAGGCGGCGGCACAGAACGGCTCGCTCGCCGGGATGGTGCCGGCATGAAGAACGCCCGCGCACCGGTCGAGATCGCCCGCGCCGAACTGGCGCAGCAGCGCGCCGATGCCGACCTGCTGTTCGTCATGTCGGACGAGCGCGGTCGGCGGTTCATCTGGCGCGAGCTCGGCCGCTGCGGCTTGCACGCGCAGACCTACTCGCCGAACAACTCCGAGCAGAGTTTCAACGCCGGCCAGCGCAACGCGGCGATCCGGCTGAACCTGGACGTGATGCGCGTGTCGCCGGACCTGTACCTGCTGATGCAGCAGGAGGCGATAGCGGCCGAGAAGCACGAGGCGCTGCTCGACGAGGCGCAGCGCGAACGAGAACAACACGAGCGAGGCTACAATGACGACTGACACGACCACCGCCGAAACTACCCAAGTAGGCGCGACGGGCGATGCAGCGGCAACCGCCACGACTGAGACGAAGGCCGGCACGACGGTGCTGACCGGCGGCGAGGGCGAGGCGGGCAAGACTGCTGAGGGTGCGGAGGCTGGTGCAAAGGGTGCCGAGACGGGCGCCGAGGGCGAGAAGCCGAAGGAAGGCGAGGGCGAGAAGCCCAAGCCGGAGGACGGTGAAAAGCCCGAGGGTCCGCCGGAGAAGTACGAGTTCACGATGCCCGAGGGCGTCGAGCTGGATGCCGAGTTGCTGGAAAAGGCCGAGCCCGTTCTGCGGGAACTCAACCTGACCAACGACCAGGCGAACAAGCTCGCCACGCTCATCGCAGAGCAGCGTGTCTCGGAAGCTCAACGGCAGTCCGACGCATACGCACAGCAGGTCGAGGACTGGGGCAAGTCGGCACGGGACGACAAAGAGTTTGGCGGCGCGGCGTTCGAGGAGAACGTCAAGCACGCGCAGACCGCGATCGGCCAGTTCGGCACCCCGGAACTCAAGGCGCTACTCGCAGACGGACTCGGGAATCACCCCGAGCTGATCCGGTTCTGCGTGCGCGTCGGCAAGTCGATCGGCGAGGACGGCGGCGTGGAGGGCGGCAAGGCCGCGACCCCGAAGTCGGCCGCGTCGGTCCTGTTCGACCACCCATCCTCACAGCCTAAGAGGTAATTCGAAATGGCACTTCTCAATGCCACGATGCCGACCCTGCTCGATGTCGCCAAGCGCATCGACCCGGACGGCAAGGCCGCCAAGATCGCGGAAATGCTCTCCCAAGAGAACGAAGTCCTGGACGACATGCCGTGGTACGAGGGCAACCTGTCCACCGGCCACCGCGTCACCGTGCGCACCGGCCTGCCGACCGCTGCCTGGCGCAAGCTCAACCAGGGCGTTCCGCGCTCCAAGTCCACCACGGCGCAGATCGACGAGGCCTGCGCGATGCTGGAAGGCTGGTCCGACGTCGACAAGGACCTGGCCGAACTCAACGGCCTGGAATCCTCGTTCCGCCTGTCGGAGGCCTCGGCCTTCATCGAGTCGATGAACCAGAAGATGGCGTCGACCCTGTTCTACGGCAACTCGGTCACCGAGCCCGAATCGTTCCTCGGCCTGGCGCCGCGGTTCGACGACGTGCCGACGACCGTCGGTGGCGCCGAGAACAAGGACAACGTGATCGACGCCGGCGGCACCGGCACCGACAACACGTCGATCTGGCTGATCGGCTGGGGTCCGAACACGGTGCACGGCATCTACCCGAAGGCGTCCACCGGCGGCCTGCAGCACGAGGACCTCGGTCTCGACACCGTGCTCGACGCGAACGGCAACCCGTACCGCGCCTACCGCGACCACTACCAGTGGAAGTGCGGCATCGCGCTGCGCGACTGGCGTTACGTGGTGCGCATCGCCAACATCGACGTGTCCGACCTAACGGCCGACATGGCGACCGGCGCCCGCATCATCCGCCTGATGACCCGTGCCCTCGAGCGCATCCAGTCGCTCAACGGCGTGCGCCCGGCGTTCTACATGAACCGCACGGTGCGCTCGATCCTGCGCCAGCAGCAGGTCGAGATGGTCAAGAACTCGACCCTGACGGTCGAGGAGCTGTACGGCAAGCGCGTGCTGATGGCCTCCGAGGTCCCGGTGCGTCGCGTCGACGCGATCCTCAACAACGAAGCGCGCGTCGTCTGACGCGAAGGAGCCATAGCCATGATCCTCGATGCATTCCTCGAAATGTCGGACGCGCAGCCGGTCACCGCCACTGCCGTCTCGACCAACATCATCGACCTCGGTCCGGTCAACGACAACGTGCTGCGCGACATCGGCACGGGCGAGGAGACCTACTGGGTGCTGTCGGTCGGCACCACGTTCACCGCGGCCGGCGCTGCCACGCTGACGGCGGCGCTGGTGTCCGACTCGACCACCAACCTCGCCACGTCGCCGACCACGCACGTCGCCACCGCCGCGATCCCGGTCGCCTCGCTGGTGGCGGGCTACATGTACGCGGTGCGCCTGCCGAAGGGCGATTACGAGCGCTACCTCGGCACGCAGTACACCGTGGGCACCGGCCCGTTCACCGCTGGCGCCATCGACTCCTTCATCACGAAGGATGCGCAGGCCTGGCGCGCTTACGCCGATCGCTCGCCGATCGACGGCAACGCCTGATAGGAGGGCATAGCGATGAGTGGTGGAGCCAAGAAAGCCGCGCCGCGTGAGAAGTCCACGCGCCTCGGCGAACAGCAGTACCGCGTGACCGAAGCGCCGCACTACATCAACGGCTCGATCGAGCCGGTGGGCGCGATCGTTCGTCTGCCCGAAGGCGTCGAGCCCGGCAAGCGTCTCGTGCCGGTCGACGAGGACGGCAACGAAGTGAAGCCGAAGGCGGCTGAGAAGGAGCCGGCTAAGCCGGCGGCGAAGTAAGGCAACATGCGGCCCGGTTTCGATCGGGCCGCCTTCTATCAGCGGGGCACCGATGGCGACTTCTGCAATCGAAATCTCGAACCGCGCGCTCGGCCGCATCGGCATCGACCAGTTGATCGAGTCGTTCGACGACCCAAACACGCGCTCGCGTCAGTGCCGGCTCGCCTACGAGCCGTGTCGCGACGAGGTGCTGCAGGACTTCCCCTGGAATTTCGCGCAGACCTCGGTGTCGCTGTCGCTGGTGTCGGGCGTCACTGTCGCCGGCTGGCGATTCGTGTACCGCTACCCCGATGCGTGCCTCAAGGTGCACCGCATCACCGGGCCGGAAGGCCACCGCATCCAGTCGTTCCCCGCGCCCGGTGTCGAGGTGTGGAACTACGACTTCCTGTTCCCGAACAAGATTCCGTTCTCGATCATGGCCGACCCGGTCACCGACGGCGCGCGCATCCTCGTGACTGACGTGCCGACGGCCGTGGCCTGGTTCACGCGCGAGATCAACGACCCGTCGCAGTTCTCGCCGCTGTTCCGCTCGGCGCTGTCGTGGCGCATGGCGATGGAACTGGCGCTGTCGTTGAAGGCGACGCCGGCGCTCTACAACAACGCGGCCAATCAGTACGGCTGGGCGGTGTCGCAGGCGCAGGTCGGCTCGCTGGGCGAGGAGCAGTCCGATCCCTATCCGCAGTCGGCCGCGGTGAGGGCGCGCTACTGATGGCGACGCCCGTATTCCAGCCAACCTTCACCGGCGGCGAGCTGTCGCCGTCGCTGTACGCGCGCGTCGACCTGGCGCGCTACGGCACCTCGGCCAAGACGCTGAAGAACTTCATCGTCCGCCCCTACGGCGGCGTGCTGAACCGCGCCGGGTTCGGCTTCGTCACCGAGGTCAAGGATTCGACGAAGGCCGTGCGACTTCTGCCATTCGTGTTCTCGACCGAGGTCGCCTACGTCATGGAACTGGGCGACGGCTACATGCGGTTCATCTACCGCGGCGCCTATGTCGTCGACGGCTCGAACAACCCGGTCGAGGTCGTGACGCCATGGGACGAGTCGATCCTGAACGAGGTCG